ATAAAATGAAGGTCAAACTGTTAAACATCACCCCTGATGCTGAAAGGCATATCGTCGAAGTTGCACGCGTTTCTAGCTCTCGCGAGAATAAGAAGGAGAATTACGAATCGCTCGTAAAGTACCTCATCGTAAATAAGCACTGGTCTCCATTCGAGCATTCTTACATGACGTTCGAAATAGAAACTAGCAAGGCTATCGCCATCCAGCTTCTTCGCCATAGGAGCTTTACGTTTCAGGAGTTTAGCCAGAGATACCAAGACGTTAACCAGCTTGGGAACATATTCGAACCAGTCGAGCTTCGTTATCAGGCTTCCAACAACAGGCAGTCATCTACAGAGCCCGTAGACAGCATTGTTCTATACAACAAGGTGCAGATGCTGCTGGCTGCATGCGAGCAGCTTTACAACAACCTCATCGAATGCGGGGTGTCTAGAGAGACGGCCAGGATGGTGCTTCCTATGGCTACAAAGACTAAGCTGCATATGACTGGTAGCGTTCGCTCTTGGATTCATTTCCTCGATATTCGCGACGACCAACACGCACAACTTGAAATACAAATGGTTGCAAAAGCCATCAAGAGTATATTTGCGGAGCATCTGCCTTCTATAGGCAGGGCTTTGAAATATAATTGATGAGTTCTTTAGTAAGCGTAGAAGGCTATAAAGAGTTAGCCATAAAGATAGACCCCAACGGAAGCCACGGAGAAGTCATAGAGCTTCACGGGCTTCTTGTTGTTTTACCCAAACGCCCTTCGAAGAATCAGATACTGTTCCACGACCTGCCTAAGAAAGAGCAGATGTGGTCCAGGATTAGAGCCCCACAAGAACTGCTTAAGGTGAAATCTATGGACGAATGGATGGAGAAGCCACCAGAGTTCAGGGCAAAGTTCTCGCCGTATATCGAACAGGAGTTCAAACGAAGAAGGGATGGGGTATGGTTCTACAACAATGGGGAACCGACGTACATCACTGGAAGGCACTACATGTTCTTGCAGTGGAGCAAGATTGACATCGGGTACCCTTCGTTCCTACAGTTTCAACGTGAAATATTTCTTCATCTGGCTGCTTGTGAGGCTGATAACCGTTGTGTGGGTCAGCTTTACACTAAGTGTAGACGCTCTGGTTACACTAATGTCTGCACTTCTATCCTTGTGGACGAGGCTACGCAGGTTAAAGACAAACTTCTTGGCATACAGTCGAAGACTGGTAAGGACGCCCAGGAGAACATCTTCATGAAGAAGGTGGTGCAGATATTCCAGTCATACCCGTTCTTCTTTAAGCCCATCCAAGACGGTACCACCAACCCGCGTATGGAGTTGGCGTTTAGAGAACCGTCTAAGCGAATTACGAAGAACAACAAGACGTCTTACACGGGTGATGCGCTGAACACTATAATCAACTGGAAGAACACCACCAATAACGCATACGACGGAGAGAAACTGCATATGCTGTACCTCGATGAGGCTGGTAAGTGGGAGAATCCATCGGACATCAGAGAGGCGTGGAGGATTCAAAGAACCTGCCTTATCGTAGGTAAGAACATCGTAGGGAAGGCTTTGGTTGGGAGTACGGTAAACCCTATGAAGAATGGAGGAGAGCATTACAAGAAGCTGTGGGAGGACAGCAACCCATACGAGCGTAACGCCAACGGAAGAACCAAGAGCGGACTGTACAAGATATTCATCCCTGCCTACGAAGCCCTTGAGGGGTTCTTTGATGTATATGGTAATCCTATAGTAGAAACACCAGAACGCGAGGTGGAATCTATGGACGGAGGATACATTAAGTCAGGAGCAAAGGACTATTTGCGAAACGAAAGGGACAGTCTCAAGCATGACTCATCGGAGATGAATGAGGTTATTAGACAGTTCCCATTCACCGAGGACGAGGCGTTTAGGGACAGCGTGTCTGGCAGCATCTTTAACGTAGGGAAGATTTACGAGCAGATAGACCACAACCAAGACCTGTTCCCAAACCCAGTTGTACGAGGAAACTTTATATGGGAGGAGAAGGACAAGAAGGTAATTTTTTCCCCAGATGTAAACGGAAGGTTCCATGTATGCTGGATGCCGCCTGCGGAAGAACGGTGTGTGATACAAGAACGCAGGGGGCAGCGTGTGGCTCCATTCACTGACTATGGATGCGGAGGGGTTGACTCCTACGACATCGACGCCACGGTGGATGGAAGGGGCTCTAAAGGTGCCCTGCACATGTACAACAAGTTTTCCATGAACAGGCCTCCTAACATGTTTGTGGTGGAGTATGCCTCTCGTCCAGATATGGCCAAGATTTTCTACGAGGACGTGCTGATGTGTGCTTTCTTCTATGGTTACCCGCTTCTTATAGAAAACAATAAATACGGTATCGTACGTTACTTTGAGCAGAGGGGGTATGACGGCTATATCATGGACAGGCCAGAGCACCTCAAGGTGGCTGGAGCCCCCACCAGCTCTAAGACAAAAGGCGTTCCGTCAAACTCACAGGACATCCTACACGCTCACGCCCAGGCCATAGAAAGTTTTGTACATAACCACGTAGGGGTCAACTACGATACAGGAGAGATGGGCAAGATGTATTTCGACAGGACGATGGAAGACTGGATAGGATTTAAGATTCACGACCGTACTAAATATGACTTGTCTATCAGTTCTGGCCTTGCTCTTTTGGCTGCGCAAAAGGCTAAAGAAAAGCGAGTTGTGACATTTGAAGACAAGAAGTTTTTTAGGACGTACAAGGCCATCGGCTGATTTTGTTATATTTGCATGATGCTTTTTAGTATCTAGGCAATAATGTATAACAAGGACAATAGAAACACAGGTGGATTTCCTGACCCGCTAGCGGAAACCGCGATTAAGGAGGGTAAGGAGTATGGCCTGAAATACGCAAAAGCTATTGAGTCTCAGTGGGGTAGCTTGAACAGTAATGACTCTTTGTTTAGCAGACGCAACACCACATTTGAGCGTTCTAGAAACTACGCCAACGGGACACAAGACACGTCTATCTACAAACAGCTTCTGCACACGCTTGACCCGAACAACAATGACGGAAGCCTCCTGAACATAGACTATACCCCAGTCCCTGTTCTGCCGAAGTTCGTCCGTGTTGTAGTGAACAAGATTCTCTCTAGAGACCCATACCCAAACCTCGAAGCTATTGACCCGCTTTCGTCTTCTGAGAAGAACGACAAGAAGCGCAGAATTGAGATGCAGGTAGAGGCTAGAGAGCAACTCCTGGCTCTGAAGCAGCAAACGGGGCTCGTGCTTGACATCGACCCAGAACAGCTCCCAGAGACGCTCGAAGAGGCTGAAATCTTTATGGGGACCAACACCAAGACTGATGCGGAGATTGCAGCTCAGATTGGTACGAGCATGACGCTGTCTTGGAACAACTTCAACGACGGGGTATACAGACGCTGCGTGAACGACTTGGCTGCACTTGGGATGGCAGTGGTAAAGCGTCGTAACGACCCCAACTCAGGAATAGTAACTGAGTACGTAGACCCATCCAGGTTTGTTCATAGCTATACAGAAGACCCAAGTTTTGAAGACATCGTATACGCTGGAAGCATAAAGCGTATCAGCCTTAACGAACTCCGCCGCCTTGCTAACGGAGAGTTTGATGAGGATACGATGAAGAAGATTGCCACGAGAATCAAGAATAAGGCGGGTAACGACCCTTCGGCAATCGACAAGTATAAGTACGACGACAAGCTCAAGAAGAACGTATACGGTTACGACGAGTACATGGTTGACATCATGGACTTTGAGTTTGTTTCTGTAGATAAGATTTACTTCGAGGAGAAGGAGAACAGATACGGAAACAAGAACTTCTTCTATAAGGGATTTGAGTACGCTGAACGTCCTGGTAGCGTATACGAAAGAACCCCTCACATGATGACCCTGGCCACAGTGTACGGTGGCAGCTATGTGATGGATTCTGACAACTACATGTTTGGATATGGGCGTGTAAAAAACATCCCTAAGAATATCCACGACATCACTAAGGCTCGCATGTCATACTCTGTGGTTGCCACCAACTTCATGAATATGATGCCCAAGAGCATGGTGGACAGCTGCGTTGGTTTTGCCGACATGCTGCAACTGACTCACCTGAAACTTCAACAGGCTATTGCTAAAGCAAAGCCTGATGGACTTATCATCGACATCGAAGGCCTGGAGAACGTACAGCTGGGCAAGGGAGGCGAGTTGCAGCCGCTTGAGCTTCACGACATCTACGAACAGACGGGCGTCTTCTACTACAGAAGCAAGAATCCAGAGGGAGGTTTCCAGAACCCGCCTATCAGAGAAATCGGGAACAGCATCAGAAACATCAATGAGCTGATTGGCATCTACAATCACTATCTCAGGATGATTCGTGATGTGACTGGAATCAACGAGGTGATGGACGCGTCTACCCCGAAAGGTGACGCTCTGGTTGGCGTAAGAGAGCAGGCCATCGCCGCTTCTAACAACGCCACATACGACATCACTAACGCCTCTATGATTCTCTTTAAGAAGGTGTGTGAGGACATCGTCAAGTGCATTCAGATTCTCCCCAACGACTGCGTCCTTTACAGGATTTACGAGAACGCTATCGGAAAGACGAATATGGGTGTCCTTTCTTCGTTCAACGACCTCCCGATGTACAACTTCGGAGTGCAGGTAGTGAAGGACATGGAAGACCAGGAGAAGGCCTACCTGGAGCAAAACATTCAGATGTCTTTGCAGCAGAAAGAGCTTGACATAGAGGATGCTATTGCCATCCGAAATATGAAGGATGTGAATCAAGCTGAGAGGCTGTTGGTTGCTCGTAGGAAGAAGCGCATGAAGCGTATGCAGGAGCAGGCTATGCAGAACTCGCAGATGCAGGCCCAGATTCAGCAGCAGTCTGCTCAGGCTACGTCTCAGGCTAAGATGCAGGAGATGCAAGCCCAAGCGCAGATTGAAGCTCAGAAGATGCAGCTTCAGGCTCAGCTAGAGATGCAGATGGAGGAGATGAGGCACGGCTACAGGATGCAGATAGAGATGCTCAAGGCTCAGGCTATGCTTGGCTTTAAGACTGACGAGAAGGACTTCAAAGAAAAACTAGAGGTGTTTAAGGAAGACAGGAAGGACATGAGGGTCACCAAGCAGGCAAATGAGCAGGCTAGACTTATAGAACAAAGGAAACAAGCAGGAATAATCTGATGGCTAACAAGATTTCACTAGATACCGCAGACAAACTTGACATCGTCTGCAAAAGAGGAGACACGTTTTTGCTGAACCTTCGCCTTAAAGATTCAAATGGCGTTCCTATTGAATTAATTTCTCTTGGCTATTCATTTTTAATGCAGGTAAGAGAGCCCAGTTTTACTGACCCATTGTCTATAGCTAGTGATGTGGTGAAGGGCAATGTTATTCTGAGTACTCCTGACGCAAAGGAAACCATCTCCCCAGAAGACGGCAGCCCCCCAGAAACTAACCTTTCGTTTGAACCTATAGTTACAGACAACTCTGGCAACATAACCATAACGGCAACTCATTCTGTCATGAAACAAATTACCCCTGGCAGGTATGTGTATGACATACAATCTGTTGCTTCTGGGGTTCACAAAACAATAATTAGGGGCTCATTTGTTGTAAATGACGATATAACTCAGGTATAATGCCTACCACGTTAATAGAGGGTGAAAACATTATTGTTGAAGTTCAGGTCCCTGCCGTAAGAGGTGCTACGGGAGAAACTGGACCTACTGGGCCTATTGGACCAACTGGAGCAGACTCAATGGTCACTGGCCCGACTGGTTCTATTGGGGAAACTGGCGCTACTGGGCCTATAGGTGCAACTGGGTCTGACTCAACAGTTCCTGGACCCACTGGTCCAACTGGAGCCACTGGCAGTTTAGGGCCCGTTGGTCCTACTGGGAGTTCTTCTACGGTCCCAGGTCCCACTGGCACAACTGG